ATTCTGTTTTCAGGCACCGTGCTGGTTATCTTCGTTTTGACAGTGGCGGAGTTACTGAAAAGATGCGCCTCGATTCAAGTGGTCGATTATTAGTATCAGGTCAAGCATCACTAACCTCAACCTCGTTAAACCATCGAATACAAGTTGCTGCAGCTTCTGATGCAGCAGCAATAGCAATTATTGGTAGAGCAGCAGATGATATTGGTGAATTAAATTTTTACGAGGCAGACAAGTCTACAAACTTAGGAGAAATTCAATATCGACAAGATCATGCCAACATTAGACACCGTGTTGGGGATATTCGTTTTGCTACTGGTGGAGTAACAGAAAGAATGCGTATTCTCTCTGGTGGTGGTATAACATTCAATGGTGATACTACACAAGCAAACGCTCTCGACGATTATGAAGAAGGCACATATACACCCTATTTGATGGGATCTACCGGTAATCCAACATATACGGTTTCAACAAATAGAAGTCAATATGTCAAGATAGGAAGGTTGGTTGATGTTACTATCGATATGAGTATTAATATAGGTGGTCAGGGAAGTGGAGACTTTTTTGTAACATTACCCTTCATTGTTGAGAATAATGCATCTAAATCATATTCTGAATTAACTAGTCATCGTAATAACAGCTGGTTCACTGAGGGTGAATATAGATTGGGTGGTTATACTTTACAAAATACAAACCAAGGTTATCCTCGTTATATGACGAGCTCTGGTGGTAATGAATCCGCTATTACGTGGGTTACACATACCAATAGTGGTAGTGTTCGTATCGCCTTGAGATGGATGTATTACACAGCAACCTGATAAATAACTAAAAAAGAATTCTGATGTCAAGAATAAGAGCAGATCAGATATTAAATGGTGCTGGTACCGGTGCTCCCAACTTTTCATTAGGGCTTCAGGTAGGTGCGGCCACCACTATTCATACGACAGGTATTGACCTTGGAAGCGGTAATATCCAATCACATAATATTAATTCAACAGGTATAATTACAGCACAGGCTGGTGTCAATGTAACTGGTGGTACAGTCATAGTAGGTGCTGACCCTAATGATGGTAGCAATCCTGGTTGTAAAATGACCACCACAGGTGTCATTCAAGCTGCTAGGGCATCAGGTTCAGCGACAAGCGCGGTCTTCATGGGGTTTTTGGAGGGTGATACCTCAGCAAACTTTAGAGTAAATGCGAATGGTAGTGCATCATTTGGTAGTGGTTCTTTTACCATCGCATCAGGTGGTCAAGTTATTAATTCGCAAGGTTTTCAAGCTGGTGGTGACCCTGCTGGAGGAAATGCTGGTTCATCTCTAGGAGAAACAGGTCAGATTCAAGCTACAAGTGCTTCCAACGGCATTGTTTTTGCTGCAAGAACATCAGGTTCAACAACAAAAACTTTTGAGGTTCTTGGAAACGGTACTATCACTGCAACTGGTAATTTCACTACCGATGGGTCGATAATTAGCGAAGCAAACCCTGAAGCTAGCGACACCACTAACGGTGCAATGTTAGATAAAGTAAAAGTTATTGCACGAAATGCAACAGGACAATCCCTCTGGCTTGGTTATAAGAATGGAACCACTGCAACCACCTCTAGTATTACTGCTGACGGCTCCGCCCAGTTCGCGAGTACAATCTGGGGAGGTACAAGTGATAGCGGATCAACTGCAACCACTTCGTTTGCTTCTCGCCTTTACAACAACAGTGCTTTCCCTACTCTTTATGCCAAAAACAGTGGAAACGGTGGTTTATGGCAAGGTGTAAATTCTTCCGGCACTGAAACGAGCAAAATTAATTCAGACGGCTCAGCAGTCTTCCAAGGCTCAGTTAAAATTGGTGGTAATGCATCTGTCAATGAAATAGAGGAATATGAAGAAGGTACTTGGACACCAGTTTTAAATAATGGTGGTACTATTAGTGCAAATCAAGCCTTCTATGTAAGAATTGGAAGATTGGTATATATTTATGTTTATGGATCCATGAGTGGTATTCCCAACAATGCAAATGGTTTTCAAATCGGTGGTCTTCCATACACCGCTGCAACCGGAAACTTTTATCCCTCTGGATCAGTTGGATATAGCGGTAGTTTTAACTTTGCAAACATAGCTCCGTTAGTGCGTGATAATGATACATATATCTACTTCCATACCAAAGCCGGATCATCAGGAGCTATAGTGAATGCATCTGCAACTGGTTCCTGGCCTATTGTGGTTACTATTGGGTATTATACTCCATGATGACTGATAAATAACTAAAAAGTATCGGTATGTCGAAGATACAAGTAAATGAAATAGTCAATCACTTTGACAACGGTGCTCCTGATTGCCCCAAAGGTTTTACGGTATCTTCCGGTATTTCAACATTTACCGGTGCAATTGATGCGAATGGTAGTTTAGATGTAGATGGACATACAAATTTAGATAACGTTAATATATCTGGTGTCGTTACTTCTACTAGTTTTGTTGGACCTGTAACTGGCAACGTAATAGGAAATCTTACAGGAAATGTAACTGGTAATACCTCTGGAACTGCTGGTGGATTATCTGGTTCTCCAAGTATTTCTGTTGCAAGTCTTGTCGCAACTGGTAATGTAACTATTGGTGGAACACTTACATACGATGATGTAACTAATATTGATTCAGTAGGTATCATCACAGCTAAAGCAGGCATTGATGTTACTGGTGGTCATATTGATCTTGTAGATAACTCTAAGATTAGACTTGGTACTGGTGATGACTTACAAATTTATCATGATAGCAATAATAGTTGGATTAGTGACGAAGGAACTGGATCTTTAAAAATTAGAAGTGTTGCTGGTCAAGTTCAAATACTTGGTACAGGCAGTAATGACAACATGGCAGTATTTACTGTTGATGGTGCATCAGAACTTTATTACGACAACTCCAAGAAATTTGAAACCACTTCTTCTGGTGTCAATATAACAGGTAATGTTGGTATTGCATCAATAGTTCCAAAAACAGATCTTGATATCTCACAGAAGACTGGTGCTGTAGCACTACCACAAGGAACCACGGCACAAAGACCGTCTGGTTCGGCACCATACATAAGGAAGAACACCACCAATAATGCCTTGGAATATTTTGATGGTACATCATGGGTAGAGATAATTACAGATTATTTCCCCACAGGTTCTACTACTTTAGGTTGAGGTAAGAAATAATGGCAAACGAATATTTACAGAGAACTCCTACCAGTACTGGTAATCGTAGTGTTTTTACCTGGGCTGGTTGGGTAAAAGTATCAGATACATCTTCTGCTATTCCTCTTTTTGGTGTTTTCCATGGGGGTTCTAGTAGATATGGATATCTCACAATAAGTAGTTCAGAATTACAATTTTTTGTAGGAGAATTTACAACTGGAAGCAGCACATCTTACAATACTTGGATTGAGTCTACAAGATTATTGAGAGATTTTGGTAATTGGATGCATGTTATGGTGTTGTATAACTCCACAAAGAGTGTGGTTCAACAAAGAGTAAATTTGTATATTAATGGTAAAATTATAGATGATCTTACTGTAAACAATCTACCAGGTGTAAATAGTCTATCTTACTTTGGTTCATTACACCCACATTTTGTTGGCGCGTGGGGACCCCAAGCAGACACCGCCAATCAAGCTTTTGAAGGACAAATGTCTGATCTTTTTTATGTAGATGGTCAGGCACTTGGTCCAGATGTGTTCGGTTTCTATAAAGATGGAGACGGTTATCAGTCTTCTGGATCTTCTCATGCAACCGATTTCCGTCCTGGTCAGTGGATGCCACATGCACCATCAAAGATTAAAAAGGATATCAATCGTAGGGGTGGATTTGGAGTTAATGGATTCTATCTTCCTATGAATGATAGTTCTAATCCTGGTGCTGATTTCCATATGACTCCTAATAGTATCATTAAACTCAAAGGAGAAGATCTACCACAACCACGTAATGGTGCTCCTACAACTTCTGATGCTTATGTCAGTCAGTTGAGACAAGAAACAGGAACACTTGGTTTTGATGGTATTGTTAAATTATTGAGAACTGGTGGATATTTAGATTTGGGAACTGGTCATTCTGATTTGGTCCCAGGATCTGGTGACTTTACAATAGAATGTTTTTTATATCCTCAAGGATTTGGCAACTATCCAGTAATTGTTGACTCTAGAACTAGTTCTAATGATACTCTTGGATTTTTCCTCGGTTTCAATACTAATGGTCAATTATATCTCTATACACACAGTGGAGAAAGAAATGCAATAATACTTACAAAGGGTAGGTGGTATCATATTGCTCTAGTAAGACAAAGCAATGTATTTAAATTGTATGTTGATGGAGTAAAAGTTGGAACTGATTATACTCAATCACAAAATTATAGCAATCAAATTAGATATATTGGAGAATCTTCTAATAGTGAATCTCAAAATTGGAATATAGATGCATTCATTTCTAATTTTAGATTTGTAAAAGGCACTGCAGTATATACTGGAAACTTTACAGCACCATCAGCACCACTCACAAATGTAACCAACACAAAACTTCTGTGCTGTAATTCATCAACTTCCGCAACAGCAGCAACAGTCACACCTGGAACAATTACTGCGAATGGTAATGCTTTTGCTACCAGAAATGATTTGACTGCTTCTATTCTTCTTGCTGTTCCTGGTATTACTGGTGGTCAGGGTAGTGGTTATGGTGACTACTCTGCTGATATTAAAGGTAGTGGAACCAATAAGACCATTACAGCAAATAATAATGCTACTGTTTCTGCAACGGCATCATATTATGGAAGTGCTATGGCCTTTGATGGTACTACTGATTCCTTTCAATATACCGTACCCAATAGTGATGCATTATTCCTACAGAATACCAGTTTTACAATGGAGTGCTGGGTTTATCCTAATACTTCCTTTACTGATGATAGATATTTGATTTTCCTTGGTAATGGATCTTCGTCTAATAATAATAGTTGTTATTACTTAAGAATATATGATACTTATTATCAAGGTATCATGGTTAATTCAAATAATCAATATGCAACAACTAGTGTTAATACATATAAATCAGAACAATGGACTCATGTTGCTTATGTAAGAGATGGGAATGAACAGAGACTTTACATTAACGGTGTATGTGAGGCAGTCACTACTCACAGTATATTACCAAATGTCAATAATAGCTCCACCCTCTACATAGGTTCAGCTCATGGTTTAAACAATAGTATTAACGCACAAATACAAGATGTTCGTATCTATGACGGTGTAGCAAAATACAAAGGTGGTTTTGATGTTCCCAAACCCTATACACCAGTAGGTATTGAGGCATTTAGAACAACTGCTGATACTTGTAAGAATAACTTTGCTACTTTGAATCCTTTGGCAGTTGGTCAAAATACTCCTGCATATTTAGATGGCAATTTGTCATACAGTAATACACAGGGACAAGCACTAGCAACCATGGGGGTAAGTAGTGGGAAAATGTATTGGGAGGTTTATATGACCGGTACAAATGCTGGAATAGGACTTGCTGTAGAAGGTGTAAATCCAGCAGATTATGTTGGAAAAAATACTACATCCTGGGTATATTATGTCAGCGGAGGAAAGTATACAAACTATGTTTCTCATTCCACTATTAGTTCTTATGGAGCATCATATACTGCTGGCGATATTATTGGTGTTGCTTTAGATTGTGATAGTGGAAATCTTACATTCTATAAAAATGGCGTAAGTCAAGGTGTTGCATTTACTGGATTTAATGATGGAAGAACTTATTTTCCCGCAGTAGGTAGTGCTAATGGCGCATTTAAATTGAACTTCGGTCAAAACCCATCATTCTGTGGCACTGTAACAGCAGGAACTAATACAGATAGTAATGGTAAGGGACTGTTTAAGTATGCTGTGCCATCTGGTTATTCTGCATTATGTGAGGATAACTTACCTACTCCTGCGATTGCTGATCCCGGTAATCACTTTAAGTGTGTGCTTTATACTGGTACTAATACTAACAGATCTATTACTGGTGTTGGATTCAAACCTGGTTTTGTTTGGACAAAAGAGCGTAATGGTACTGAAGTGCCTGCATTTTACGATGAAGTTCGCAAACCACCAAATGTGCTTTATTCTTCCGAAACAAATTCGGAGGAAAATAATTCTGGATATCTTCATTCATTTGATGATGACGGATTTACAGTTGGTACTGCTGATTTAAGTAATAATGCTGGTGGTGAATACGTCGCATGGTGTTGGAAAGCAGGTGGTGCCGCAGTATCAAACAGTGATGGTAGTATCACAACACAGGTGAGTGCTAATCAAACTTCTGGATTCAGTATCGTAACAGGAACTATGACTAGTGGAACAGATACTCTGGGTCACGGACTTTCACAAGCACCAGAGTTAATCATCACCAAACAAACAAATGGAACCACTGGTTGGTATACATGGCATAAAGGAATTCCTATCACAGAAACACTTAGATTAGATACCACTAGTGCTGCGGCATCATTTAGTCATTGGGTAACATTACCAACTAATTCAGTATTCTCAATGGGAAGTGGTTTTGGTTCTAGTGAAGCATATGTTGCTTATTGTTGGCATAGTGTAGAAGGTTTCAGTAAGATTGGAAGTTATGTTGGAAATGGAAGTTCTGATGGACCTTTTGAATATTGTGGATTCAAACCTGCATTTGTATTATGGAAAAATATATCTAATTCTTCAGGTAATAATTGGTATATATCTGATAGTGCAAGATCTTCATCAAATCCGGTTGGATCAACACTAGCTCCTAATACTAATGCTGTTGAAGATAATGCGTGGGGAGCTGGTATTATGGACTTTACTTCTAATGGTTTTAAGATTAGAAGATCACCAGCAGATACAAATACTGATGGTCATACTTTCATTTTTGCTGCTTTTGCAGAATCACCATTCAAGACTGCAAACGCCAAGTGATAAATAACTAAAAAGGTTTTACAATGGCGATTGGAAATCCCATTACTAGTGAGAATAATTTTAGGATAAACAAGTTTGGTCCACATCAAGGTCAAACTCTATTCACAATTAATAATGGATACCAAATAGGTAAGATTTCTGTCTTCAGAAATGGTGTAAGACTCACTGACGGTATTGATTTTACAGCTTCTGATGGTTCTACTGTCACTCTTAATACTGGTTGTGATCTCGGTGATGATGTAGTTATTGAAGTTCTTGATACTTTCAGTGTTGCTAATGTTTCTGGAGGTGGTGGTGGTGGGCCCACCGGAAGTGCTGGAGATGAGGTATTTCATGAAAATGAACAAGTGGTAACAGCAAATTATACGCTTAGTAATGGTAAAAGTGCTATGAGTGTTGGTCCTGTGACTTTGAACGCAGGAGTGGTAGTTACCATCCCTGCAAGTCGAAGATGGGTAGTTCTCTAGGAGTAAGTCATGGCGGTCTCAATTTCTGGTGAAGGTGCGATAAGTGGTAGTAGTAGTTATTCCTTCGACTCAAATGTGTCGATTGCAGGTACTACGACAATTGAAGATGTAACCAGTGTTGACTCAGTTGGTATTATAACTGCACAATCTGGTATTCATGTTACTGGTGGGACGGTTGGTATCGGAACTGATGATCCGGGTATTCACAAACTTCATTTATATGGAGCAACAAACTCTGACATAAGAATGACTGCTACTGGTGATGATATTATCAATATATTTGCAAATTCTAATAGAAGTTCTGCCAATGATACTCTTTTTGCGATAAAAGCAGAATGGAATGGAACACAAGTAGGAAATATAAAAATTAATGCTGGAGATGATACAACTAATAAAGATGACGGTTATATTACATTTAATACTAGAGAAAGTGGTGCTGGATCGAGTACAGAAAGACTTCGCATCGCATCGAATGGTCGTGTCGCTATTGGTAACGCAACTAACAATGCTAGTCCCACTGCTCTGTTTGGAGTAATAGCAGACGATGGTGAGGCTGCTGATCTGTATGTTGGGAAATTTCATAATTTAGAAGCAACAGCAGGACAAAGTTACGGTGTTGATATAAGAGCAGGATCAAATAGCACTGATCATGGATTTAGAGTTAAAAATAGAGCTAATGATGCTACTCAATTTCTTGTAAGGGGTGATGGTAATGTAGGTATCAATGAATCTAGTCCTGGTGGTCTACTTCAAGTTGGAGCTTCTAGTGGTTCACATGTAATAATTACACCAAACACAGGTATTGATATCAATGATGGTCAACTAAATTTATATGCAGCAACAACAAATGTTAATTCTGCTCCATTTATTATATCAAGTGATGTAGGTGGTACAGAAATTGAAAAACTTCGTTTCACTGCTGGTGGTAAATTAGGTATCGGATCCGATGCTCCCACACAAGCACTTGATGTTGTTGGAAGAATTACAAAAACAGAATATGAACCTGGTGAGATTATTGAACAAATTGCTTCATTTTGCGATGGAAGTTCTCATACAGTGAAGTCTGGAACTTACACTATGGCAAATGTGACAGCTGAGCAAACAGGATCTACAAGTGACGCCACAGCTTCTGGTAGTTCAATCAATTATACACCACCATTAGGAACTAAAAGGATTCATTATCAATATTGGTTTAAATGGGAAGCAACAGAAAGAAGTGGAATATCTCATTTCTGGATTCAAGTTGATGCAAGTGATGTTGTTATATCAAGAAGAACAAAAGCAACCAATTATAGTAGATACGATAGTACTTATTATCATCATGGTGAAGAATGGTATTGTATGAGTTGTGTGCTTGAATGTGATGCATCCTCCACTGATACATCAGAAGGACAATATGCCGGATGGGCTACGAATCAAGAAACAAAAGATATAAGAGTAAGATTTAGAGAATACAGTGGTTCTTATGAAATATCATTACATGGCAACCACTATTGGGATGGTTCTACTGCAAGTGGCACAAATCAGAAACCAATCAAACCAATGTTAATCGTAACTGCTATAGCATAAGGAGAAAAAATGTCAGTATCTGTTTATCAAGTTTTAAAAGAACTCAAGATTCGTCAATATTTTATTGATGGTGAAGTTGAGCCAACCAATGAAGATGAATTTAATTCAACTTTTGTAAGAGTTGAGTATGATGATAACGGTATTCCAGTGGAATATCGTAATCCATCAGATTTTAATGTAACTTGGGCACAAATTACCAGTAAGAAATCTGATCTAGAGTCTTCAAGAGATTTGGAGTGGAGAGAAGTCAGACAAGTGAGAAATGAGCTTCTCGGTGATGTTGATTGGACACAATTTCCAGATGTTCCAGAAACCACCAGAAATAAATTTCAAACATATCGTCAGGAATTAAGAGATATTACAACACAATCTGACCCGAGTAATATCACTTGGCCAACTAAACCATCATAAATATTTAAGCCTAAACCTGTTTAGTTCGGAGGACAATCCTAATGGCACTTTCTGAAAGATTTGAAAACGACAAGATTGAAGTCGTTGGAACCTATAAAGCGGTTCAAGTACGTAAAGCAACCATCATTGAGAAAGATGGTGTAGAAATTTCACGATCATTTGAACGTCGTGCATTGATGCCAGGAACGATTGATGATAGTGACAATTTTGTAGACACAGACATTAGCACTGAAGATACTGATGTTCAAGCTATTTGTAATGCTGCTTGGACAACCACTGTAAAAGATGCCTATAAGGCATTTCTCATTGCAAATAAATCAGGAATCTAATAAATGAGCATCCTCAAGACAAATACTCTTCAACACTTAGATAGTGGTTCAGCTAACATTGAGTTGGCCAAGGGTGGGGGTGCAATTCATTCTGGAATCTCTACATTTCAGGAGGACATACATCTAAATGATATTGTTCATCTACAAGACACTGATACAAAAATAAGATTCCCTGCTGCTGATACATTTACGGTAGAAACTGCTGGTAGTGAAAGAGTTCGTGTAACTTCTGCTGGTCTGGTTGGTATCGGAACTGATGAAGGTTATGGAGATGCAAAACTTACTGTTGAAGGCACAGCAGCATTAACCAATAATGACACAACTTTGCAGATTAAAGATAATGTTAATGATAATGCTGCTGGAAGAGGTGGAAATATAGGTTTCAGTGGATATTTAAATGGTACTCAAAGAACTTTTGCTGGTATTGGAGGATTAAAATCAAATGCTGGAGCAAGTGATTTTAGTGGTGATCTTGCATTATATACGAGAGCAAATAACCAGTCAGAATTAGATGAAAGACTTCGTATAACTTCTGCTGGTCTGGTTGGTATCGGAACTGATAATCCAGCAACACCACTCGAAGTACAAGCATCCAATCTCCCAGTAACTATTAGAAGAAATAGTAATGCAGGTGATTTTATATATTTTAGAAATAATAATTTCTATAATGTAATTGGTGGTGACAATGGAAGTTTATATTTTAAAACAAATGGAACTGCAGGTGGTGATGAAAGACTTCGTATTCTCTCTGGTGGTGGTATAACATTCAATGGTGATACTGCAACTGCTAATGCACTAGATGACTACGAGGAAGGGACCATCACAACATGGAGACTTGTAAAAAATGATGCTAATACAAATGGAGCAAATCATGCCCAAACTGAAGTTTATTATACAAAAATAGGAAGATGTGTTTATATTAGTGGACATATTAGAACTGATGGTACTGAAACAAGTAAAACTGGAAATTTAAAGCTTGTAAGCACAGCTGATGGTAGTACTGCAGCAACACTACCCTTCGTTCCAAATCATAGGGGTGGATTACCAATCGTTCATACGAGATCATGTAGTACATCTGATACTACATATGGTTTGTCTGTAGGATTTAGGGAGAATAATTCAACGGTTTATGTTTATGCTAATGACAGTGTCGGTGATTATATTATTGACAGTAATACTTTAGATACTAATACACAAACAAATCTTGTAATCACCTTCAACGGTCATTATTTTACCGACTCCTAAATAACTAAAAAGAGTTCTGATGTCAAGGGCAAGAGACTTATCAAGATTTGCAAATAACCAAGCTATAAGTATTGATTCTTCTCTTAATGTAGGTATCAATTCAACATCCCCTGATGCAACATTAGATGTTGTAGGTATAGTAAGTGCTACAGAATTTTTTGGTGATGGTTCAAATCTAACCGGTGTATCAAGTCCAGGATTAGGAACTGCCTTAAGTGATGACACTACCAGTCCTCTCAATTCTATCTATTTCACGAATGCAAACTTATCTGTTGCATCGACGATTACAGTAAATCCACCATCATCAGCATCAGCAGCATTTACACAATATGCAAATATTGTTCTTCAGAATGATGCGGATTTAATTGTTGCTGATGGTGATACATTTATTCCAGATATTCTGGGTATTGGAACGGATGTTGATGAGCCAGGGACACTAACTGGTGGTGCCGGAAAATTAAGAGTAGATAATATAACAAATAAAGCGGGAACTGGATCTCCAAATTTTCCTTTTGGTATGAATGTTACTGGTGTCATGACTGCGACATCATTCAATGGTAATGGTGTGAATATCACTGGTGTCATCACTGCGACTGGTGGAGTTCAAGTAGCAACTGGTGCAACAATTAGTGGATCAACAAATACAATTACAGCACTAACAAATGGTAGTGAAAGACTTCGTATAGCATCTAGTGGTCTAGTTGGCATCGGAACTGATAATCCATCAACAGGACTGCATCTATTAGGAGCAGACTCTTACTTTACGATGCAATCTAGTTCAGCAAGTGGAAATGCTGGTATTTTATTTAAAGATAGTAGTGGAACACAAAATAGTGTTATTTTTTATGATTTTGATGATGATTTTTTAAAGTTTAGCACAAATAATGATACAGAAAGACTTCGTATAGATTCAAGTGGTCGGTTGATGTTGGGCACGACGACTGAAGGTGAAGCAAATGCAGATGATTTTACTATAGCAACTTCTGCTCATACTGGAATGACCATTCGTAGTGGAACTGCGAATAGAGGTAATATCTATTTCTCTGATGGAACATCAGGTGATTCAGAATATCGTGGATACATCACATATGATCATGATGGAGATAAATTTAATTTTGGTACTGGTAATTCCAATAGACTTACTATAACTTCTGCTGGTGATGTAAATAATTTAGGAAATGTCGGTGTACAAACATCTTATCCAACATCCTCCACGCTTGTAGGTGCTGCTAGTTCTCTAATCGGTCTATATATTGGTGATGGTCATCTATTGTTTAGTGATAACCTTTCACGTTCAGGTGGATATTATATTCCTAATGGACTGAATGCTCTTAATGCAGGTCCTGTCACTCTTGGTTCAACAATGACACTTGATGGTGTCTGGGTAATCGTATAGGAGATTTTATGGGAACTCTTAATGTAGCAAATTTAAACTCTACAGGAAATATTAATATAAGTGGATCATGGACTGATGCCCCTGCTGGAACTGTTATTCAAATGGCGAGTGCCACATCAGGTCCTGGACATCAAACTATTAATTCAACAACTCCAGTAGTAATAACTGGATTGGATGTTGATTTCACACCAAGAAGACCTGACAGTAAAATTATAATCAATGTAAGTTTAACTAGTAATCTCACCTATGTAACCTCCTTTGGTGTATATCAGGATGGATCTGCAGTAGTATCAACTTCGGGTCAGACTAATTCTAATGAAGCCAATACGAGTGTCACCACTTATAAGAATAGTAGTGCTGAAAACTTACTGCATGCTCAATCTTTTAATGTCATATTAAACGCTGGGAGCACTAGTGTAAGAACATATGATGTTCGTGGAACTTCAGGTTGGTCTGGAACTCCGTACGCTCTAACTATAAATGATAGAGGTACCACTGATATGGCGTCATTTTCAACGATGGTCATCTATGAGGTTGCACAGTAGACTTTGGTAACTCTTAAAATTACAACATAAATAAAAATAAAAAATCATTATGAAGTACGATATCCCCCATGCATTACGAGAACTTACACCAGGAGCAGAGTGGGTGCTTCGTGGTGGTGAATATTCTGGTTTAGAATGGATTAAGGGAAACGGTCACGATAAACCCACCGAAGATGCATTGAATACAAAGATTGCTGAACTTAATGCAGCAGAGCCAATGAAATTACTTCGTCTAGAAAGAGATCGTAGAATTGCACTAACTGATTGGAGAGCCTCATCAGATCTGACAATTTCCGATGCATGGAAAACCTATCGTCAGGCCCTTCGTGATCTTCCAGCTTCTGCTTCCCCCAAGATAAATGATTTTGGAGATCTTGATCTCACCTCCGTAACTTGGCCCACCGAACCTTCTTGATATGGCATCTGAATTAAGAGTAGATAAAATTATCCCTGTAAATGGTGTTCCTACTGGAGGGTCTGGTGGTATAATTCAAGTTGCTCATGGAAAACTCAGCGACACATTTGCTGCAGATGGTGTTGTTGGAAATAATTATTGGGTAAATGTTGGATTAGCTGCTACTATCACCCCATTATATTCTACAAGTAATATTATGATTATGGTGAACATGTATATTGGTAAGGATCAAGATAATAGTTCTTATCAACAGCAATATAGAATCATAAAGGATGGTAGCACTGTAGCAGCACTTTACGGAAATCCTGGAAGCACTCATGGTGTGACTGGTAGAATTAATGGTTATAATAACAATACTCCAGCCACTGGGTCAAATGTAATGAATCAGTACTCTATGAATATGTTGGGTGGAATTCATATTGAGTCAAATGTTGGAACTACCAATGCTGTAACTTATCGTGTTGATCTTAGAGGTTACACAAGTAGTCCAGGTGTTTATGTTAATAGACAGAATACTTATCAAACATCGAGCACTAATTATGATGGAGTCCCACAAAGCACTATCACATTAATGGAGTTGTCAACATAATGTCAGAATTAAGAACAAATCGAATTGTCCCTAAAGATGGATTATCTTCTGGTGCCAGTGGTGGTATTATTCAAGTAAAATCAACAACAAAGACTGATGCTGCATCTTTGACTTCGAGTGGAACAGAAACATTAATTCCTGGTATGAGTGTAACAATTACACCAACAAGGGCTGACAGTAAAATATTAATCATGTTTTCACTGTCTTGTGCCACAGGTGGTTCATTTGCAGGTCAATATATTGTTCTACGACGAGATAGTACAAGTATTGCAAGAGGTGATGCTGCTGGAAGTAGACAAAGAGGCACTGCTATGTTAGGTGCTCCCGCCACCTATGATTATGATCAAGATTCATATGGACCTGGACTTGTATCATTCACTCATCTAGATAGTCCAGCAAGCACATCTGCTATCACGTATGGAATATTTCATGCAGATCCTAGTAGTTCTAATGCACTTTATGTCAACAGAAGTATTAATGATTCCGATAGTGTAGCATATATTAGAACAGTATCATCAATTACCGTGATGGAAATTACGGGATAAATAATCAAAAAAGTATAAATCCATGGGATTGAGTTTAAGAGGTACCACCTCAGGCGCTATTGATATTAATCCACCAGCAGTGGCTGGTGATAATGCCATTACTCTTCCTGCAAGTAATGGTAGTGCTAATCAGTTTTTTAAAAATAGTGGGACGGCGGGTATTGTAACCTACTCCTCCATGGTGGAGACTTCTGGTGGATCGGTTGGTATTGGAACTGCTATTCCAGACAGACCACTTCATGTTTTTAATGGTACGAATGATGCGAATGTAAAAATATCATCAACTGGTTCTGGAAAAGATGCAAGATTAGAATTAATTGGAAATAGCACAGGGACCTCTCAAATTAGACTCGGTGATGAAGTATCTTCAAATGTAGGATTAATCACTTATGATCACTCTAATGATTCTCTGGCGTTCAGAACAAATAGTTCAGAAAGACTTCGTATAACTTCTGCTGGTAAACTTGGTGTTGGTGAAGACACTCCAGCAAGTCAGGTAGATATCAAAGGTAATGTAT